AAATGGAAGAATGTCTTATTTTTCAAAAATTATCAGATCAAGAAAAAGTATTATTATCTGCAATGACTTATCTAAATAATTAAATAATTTATATAAACCATAATAACACTATATCAAATATCCAAATCAATATTACAATTATTTCTTTCGTTTTATCAATTTAATCGTAGTATTTTTTTTAGGAATAAGTCTATTTCTTTTTTTACATGAGAATCTAAAAAAATCAATATTTTTATTTTGAAAAATGGATTTTTTACATATTGCGATAGACCTTCTCTCTTGTGTTTTCGTTTTTTTGCCTACTTTTTTTATGCATTTGCACAGTTTTGTTGCTAAAATGTTTTCAGATAATTTTTTTATACGTTTCATGCTAGTATTTTTTTTAATTGGTATATTATAATAATTTAAAATAGAGACATAATCCGATTTTGTTAGATCATTATCCATATTTATATATAATTTAAAATATTATATTTTATATATAAATATATGTTTAACAGTAATATTCAACCCAAAATAATAGTTTTTGATTTAGATGAAACACTGGGTTATTTTCAAGAATTATGCATATTTATAGATGCAATTGAATATATATTTAAGGTAAAACTATCACAAAATGAATTTAATGAAATATTAGATTTATTTCCTGAATTTCTAAGACCTAATATAATTCATATATTAAAATTTATTAAGGAACAAAAAGATAAAATGAAATGTAAATTAATGATATATACTAATAACCAGCGTTCAAAAGAGTGGGTATTTAGAATTAAAAATTATTTAGAATATAAATTAAATAATAATTTATTTGACCATGTAATTTCTGCATTTAAAATAAATGGAAGACATTTAGAATTATGTAGAACAAGTCATGATAAAACATTCAAAGATTTCATTAAATGTACTAAATTACCCAATAATACAAAAGTATGTTTTATAGATGATCAATATCATTCCGGAATGAAGCATGAGAATGTTTATTATATAAAAGTAAAACCCTATGTTTATATGTTAGATTTTAATGAAATGATAACTAGATATTTAAATAAAATAAATTCACAAACATATACTAAATCGAATTTAGAATTTAGTACTCAAATTATAAATTATATTCATTTTGTAAATTTGCCTTATATAAGGAAACTTGAAGAAGAACAACAAATAGATATTATAATTAGCAAACGTATAATGAATCATTTAAATAAGTTTTTGAATATTAGAATTAATAAAAATAAAACAATAAACAAAACACTTAAACAAAAGGATTTAATAAATAAAATATCAAAAACATATAAATATAAATATAAATTATAATACATTTACAATTAACCTTTTACATTAAAATCACTTAAAACAGTTCCTAGACGTTTATCTACACTTTGAATATAGTTAATAATTAAATCAGTTAATGTTGTCGTTAAAAACAAGAATATACCTGCTGTATATGCTATCTTTCTGTCAAAATCAGTAAAGGTAGTTTTAAAATAAGGATTAAACCGAATCATTAAAAATAAACTTACATAAATTTTAATTCCCATTTTTAATAAATATAAATATCTAGGTGCTTTTGAATATAAACCAGCGAATGTTAACCCATATAATAAATAAGACATCATTACTACAATATAAAACATCTTTTCTTGCATACTCATATTTGTTATATATTAGAATAATAATAAAATAATTTATTATTATTTTATTTAGATATTATGATTATGAATTTGATTTTAGACCTGATTTATATTATATGAATTGTTTCATTAATCGTTCAATTCTGAATAAACATTCGTGTTAGTTTTATCATCTACAACATTTGTATTTTCATTTTTATAAATATTCAAAGTTCTAGCACTCGCATCTTTTGCTTTTACGAATTTAGGCATCCAGAAATAAGGCAATACATTAGAACAATGAGGATAATACGAATCAAATAGAGTTCTATAGTATCGTTGTTCTGTAGTAATAGGTTTAAGATGTGTTTCATTTACATAATCATCGACTTTACATTCGTTGACTTTTTCATTAATAATTTCAAACCAAGAACGTTGATGACTACTCACCCCATCGCTGAATGCTTCTTTAGTTCTCCATAACACACATTTTGGAAGAAGGTAAGGATTCATTTCTTCGACTGATTTTCTCAATAACCATTTTTCAGGTAAACCAGGATTATATCTATATTTCAAGGGAGTAGAGAGATAAGTAGTAACGAAAGGAACGTCTAAGAAAGGTGTTCTAGGTTCTAAACCATTACTTGAAATTGATTTATCGGATCTCAATACGTCAAATAAATGGATATCAGAAAGCAACCGTTTAATTTCTTTATCAAATTCAAAACCATTCGGAGCAGCATGAAAGTAAAGATATCCTCCTGTTACTTCATCACTTCCATCCCCATTAAAGATGACTTTAGCATTACTATGTTGAGATATATATTTGCTAATTAAATAATTTCCTACACTTGCTCTTATTGTAGTTGTATCGTAACTTTCTATTTTTTGAATGACTTCAGGAATTGCATTAAAAAAATCATCTTCAGAAACAATAATTTCAGTATGTTTAGAACCAATGTGTTCTGCTACGATTCTTGCATATTTTAAATCTTCTCCTCCAGGTAGTCCAATTGAGTATGTTTCTAATTTTTTATTATAATGTATAGATACTAATGCAGCGATTAAACTACTATCTAATCCTCCGGAAAGGAGACAAGCAATTGGTCGTTCAGTAGTTCCAATAACTCTTTTTTTAACAGCATTGTCTAGAGCAGTATATATATTATGAAATACATTTAATTGATTATCATTAATATTTACTTTATTTTCTAATGACAAAATAGGAAACGTATAAAATTTTTTAGCATATATTTCAAATTTAAACGAACTATTAATTGCATCTTTTTTAATTAATTTAGAATAAGTTCCAGGTGGATATTGCGAAATTTCAAGTTTATATCCTTGTCCATATTTATCAATCATCTTAAAATTAAATTTATTTTTTTTATAAATATTTGTTTGAAATTCATCGTTATTTAATTGTTTAGTTAAAAAATGATTGATCATTTTAAGTTCAGATGCAAATGCAATAATATCATCTTGAATCACATTATAATCATGACAAAAAACAGATTCATTGTAATTGGGTTTCAATACATAAAGAGGTCTTACACCATAAGGGTCTCTAGCAACATAAATATCTGGTTCTTTTAAAATGTCAGACATATCTACTAATACAAATGAATAATATCCATCTAGTAAAGATAGAGTATATTCGATACCATAAAGTTTATAAAGATGTAGAATAACTTCACAATCTGAGTTAGTAACAGGTGTAATATCATGTTTTTCATATAATTCATTAAAATTGTAAATTTCTCCATTACAAATCAAAACCACATCCCCAATTCTGATTGGTTGATTAGAAATTGTATCCAAACCGTTGATAGCAAGTCGATGAAACCCTAGATCAATATTTTTATAAATATTTAAATATTCGGAATATTCTGGTCCACGTCCAACTCCTTTCATAAAATTATTATAAATTATTTTATTATCAAATGAATTCGAGTTGTTTAATAGTGTAAAAATTCCACACATTCTTTATTTATAAATATGTGACAATCACTCTTTAGGTATTTTGAATATAATAATTATTAAAGTATTTAAATTATTTTAATAAACATCTTATAAATATCTTATTAAATATATATTATGGAATTTAAAACAAATGAAGTATATCATAATAATATTGAAAGATATCAAGTTTTGAATGAGAGAATTGCAGATAGAAATATACCTTCTGACACTCTCCAAACTACATTTAGTATTAGACCTGTGTCGACAAAATATTCTTTAATGCCTATTTTAGATCAATATAAACCTACTACTGTAAATGTCCCTGTTAAACAAAATTATAACATTGGAAAAATTTTTAATCCAGGAAATGCTAAAGCACCATGGTCTGGATATGCAAATAACGTTGATATAGAAACTGTATTAAGAAACCAAGCATTTGCTCTTCAAAAAGGAGATAGGGCAACTTATGTTCCTTCTAGTAACAGTGATTTATATGTAAATGAAGTAGTTGGAAGAAAAGAGGTACAAACACATCCATATTTATTTTCAAATAATTATTTTAATAATTTTAATCCTAATACATTTAATTTAGGAAATGATGTATTTAATAATGCAACGAGACAACAATTTAAAAACATACAACAAAAACAATAAAACAATAAATCACATTTATGTAATATAGATGGTGTATTATGGATATAACGATATAAGATATTTTTTTATTAAAATTATCTTATTTAGATAATATGAAAATAGATATATCAAATAATATAGATTTATTAACACTTGAATACTTTTCAAATAACTCATTTATAGATAAGGTAAATAAACCGTCTCAAGTTAACCGATTCGAAAAAAAGTTTTATAGAAGACGAATTGTGAACGAAACTAAAAAAATGTTAAAAAATGAATTCGATAATGATGAATTAAAAACAATATTTAATCAATATATTTTCTCTCTTATACAACATTTTAAAATAATAGATACTCATGAATTATTTCAAAATTACAACAATATATCAGATTCTGAATCTGTAAAAGATAAAGATATATCATTAAACCAAATAAATGAATCAATTGATATTGTAAATCAAATGATGATAAAACCTATAGAAACAAAGAGTTTAACACTAGATAATTTTATAATAAAACATAAAAAAGAAAAGGAAATAAATAATGATTTTTTCCCAGAAAAAAAGGAGATAAATTTAAATTGTCCTGAATTAAAAAATAAAGGAATTAAAAACAAAAAAAAGAAAAATATTATTAATGTATAAAGATAATAAATATGAGTAAAAAGGAAAAATTATTTAAAAAATCGAATTGTGCAGGTGGACTAACAAATAATAATTACACATGTTATAGTGAATTGTCACTTTTAAAATTGAGAGATTTTTGGAACAAAAGACATCCAGATAATAGAATAGATACAGATGATTCCAAGGAAATTTGGATTCAATTAAAAAATTACATGTCAAATGTATGTGATAGAGAATCTTGTTGGTTAAGACAAAAATTTATTAATGAAAATTTAGATAAAGAACTATTGCAATATACATTTGCTCCAAAATCACCAGTTAGTTGGAAAAAAAACCCAAACGAATGGTTGTCAAGTTTAGATATAGATAAAGTGATGAAACAATATGAACATGCATATTCTTTTTTTCAATTCATAGGTCCTTCTCCAATTGATTTTGATAATCATAAATTATATGGTGAATGTGTATGGGAAGAATTATGTAAATTTGACTTATATGACTACATAAAAAATGGTAAAACTAAGATAGGCATTATTTTTAATACAGATCCACATTATAAGAGTGGATCTCATTGGATATCTATGTTTATTGACGTAAAAAAAAAATTCATTTATTATTTTGATAGTAATGGAAATAAAGTTCCTAATGAAATTAAAGTTTTAATGGATAGAATACAAAGACAAGGCAAAAATATGAATTTAGATTTAAAATTAATGGACAATTATAATTTTCAACATCAAAAAAGTCAAAGTGAATGTGGAATGTATTCATTATATTTTATAATTCAATTGCTTAAAGATGAAAAATTACCTGAATATTTTAATACACAGATTATTAAGGATGACCAAGTGTTTAAACTTAGAAAGGTATTTTTTAATGAAGATTTATAATAAATTTAATTATAATAATTATAGTATTTAAATCATATAAAATTATGTTTATAGATAATTTTATATTACAATGAACTATCAATTTACAAGCAATAATAATAAAGAATTATTATGGAATCTATTAATAGAACAAAATAGTTTTAACGGTATCAATCCAAAATATAAACCTACAATTCAAAGTGCATTTGAAAATACTATTATAAATATAAATAACGAAAATATTAATTCAAGTTTAATTGATAAAAATAAAGAAGTCATTAAACAAATGTTAAATTTTATTAATTCATTAAACAATAACAATACACAAACACAAACACAAACACAAACAAGTAAATATAACATATCAAGTTCAAATCAAAAAAACTATACTTATGAAGATTTACAAAGAATAAAAATGGAAAAATTTGACATTGAATTAAAACAAAAACAAAATGAATTTGACAATATAATAAAAAAGGATCAACCTCAACAAATAGATTTTTCAGATAAAGTTGATGAAAAAATAGGGGATAAGATGGATTTATTAATTTCACAAACCATTGCAATGAGAGAAAATCAATTAAAACAAATATTGAAGGACCATCCTCAACCACCACCTACATCTACACCTACATCTACCCCTCAATATAATTCTAATAATATAAATAAAATTATTTCAACTCAAAGTACAAGTAATATTTATAATACAAATAATAATATGAATGGACATATTAAATTAAACATAGGCAATAATGTAAAATTAAAAACAGAATCTATTATAGATCTAAATCCTAAAAAAGTTACTTTTGAGAATGAACCAACTGTATATTATAATAAAATAGAAAATATTGATATTGATAATGAAAATGAGAATGAAATGAAGACAAATCCACTAAAAT